ACAATGCCATGGGGGCCGAGGCCTGGCGGGCATTGCACCTGCGGGCCATCGCCCTTTTCATAGGCGTCGACCAGCGGGACCCGCGCGCCGGTCCCCACCTTTCCCGCGATGGCAATGGTGCTGTTCTTGGTCGCGCCACCGATGATCGCTCGAACATCAACACCCAGCACTTCGCCAAGCGCGACGGCAGCGTCTAGGTTAATTGACCCAGATTGCCCCTCCACTATCCCGCGGGCGACATCGTGTGTGATGCCCGCAGCTTCAGCCGCACCTTTCAGGCCTGGCTTTCGCCCAAGCTTGTCAGTTGCGGCGCGGAGGGCCTGTCGGACGATATCTCCTGTCATGGTGGGATTTTGCCCAATCTCAACAGATTGGCGAGTGGTAACAATCCAATTTACAAGTTGGAAATTTTCCCATAAACCAAACCCCATCATGAATGACCTCATCAAAGACATCCGAACGTTCTGCACCGCAGCAGGCATCAAGCCGACAACCTTCGGCTTGCGTGCAGTGAATGACGGCGGATTCGTTCCCCGCCTCGATGCAGGCGGCCAATGCCTCCCCCGCACCGTGGAGCGGGTCCGCGCGTACATGCGCGCCAACCCGCCCGCCGCCAGCAAGGCGGAGGCGCGGTCTGCATGACCCATGCTCTCGCCATGCCATCACCCTGCCCTGCGCCCAGCGCCATGGGCAGGAAACAATTCGGCGAGCACTTCACATGACCCTGCCTCGCGTTCAGGAGCCGGGGTCTCTCCATGAGGCCATCGCGGCCGCGGTGACCGCTGCGGGGCGCAAGCCTGTCGCCGCTGCGCTGGGCGTCGCGGGCGGCACCCTGTCGCGCTACGAGGACGCGGGCGACAACGGCCTGCCGATCTCCGATCTCCGCCCAGCGCCTCGAGCAGATGTGCCGGATGTTCCCCGGAGAACCTGCGGCTGTCATCGCCCGGCACTTCGCGGCGGTGGCCGGCGGCACGTTCGCCTCGGCCCACGGCTCTGCCATCAGCCCATCCGAGGCATGCGGCACGATCGCGACCGGCGCGGCGCGGCTGACTGCGGAGCTGTTCGCCGCGCTCGACCCACGCGGGCCCGGCGGGGTCGAGATCACGGCATGCGAGCGGGCGCGGATCGTTGCCAGCGTGCAGGCGCTCGCCACCGCGGTCACGTCCATGCAGGTCGCACTGATCGAGGTGAACCGATGAAGCCCCCTGAGCCGATCACATTCACCATCCCCGGCGCGCCGATGCCTTGGAAGCGCGCGGGGTCCAATGGCGCCCAGCGCTTCACGCCCAACGACATGGCCGCGCGCAAGGAGCTGGTGCGCTGGGCCGCGCATGTCGCCAAGGTGCGGCCCGTCGATGGCCCGGTGCGCCTCGATGTCGTCGCGGTGTTCGCCCCGCCCGCGTCCATGTCGCCGGCCAAGCGCACCGCGCTGTGCGGCGCGCCGGTGACCAAGCGGCCCGATTTCGACAACTTGGCGAAGCTGATAGCGGACGCCCTCGAAGGCATCGCCTACGAGGACGACAAATGCGTCGCGCTAGGCCTGAGCGCGAAGGTCTGGGGCATGACCGCGCGCACCATCGTGACGATCACGCCTTTGGCTGCAGGCGCGCCGCTGACTGGCTTGCCGGGGCTGGGCGAATGACCCGCCGCGTGCCCAGCGCCATCATGGCTCATCGCGCCACGCCGGCGGGGCCTGATGATTTTCCGACACCGCCCTGGGCGACCCGCGCGCTGTTGGAGCGTCTGCCGGCGGGGCTCGCAGAGCGCTTGCTTGATCCGGACATTCCCATCTGGCGCGAGAACGGCTCGAAGGCGGGCGGCGAGTGGCGCAAGCCCAGCACCACCACCGCCTACAGCTGGCTGGTGTGGTCGCCGCTGCGCACCTCGGCACGGCCGCGGCTGGACTGGATCCCGCCGGGCACGCGCGCGCGCCTGACGCGGCCTGGCGATTATGAGATCGGGGTCGGCTACACCGCCGCTCCTGTATCGCGTCCTTCGGGACCCGCCGGGGGCGTCAAGCCCGGCACCTCCCTGCTTCACTTCCCGGCGCCATGCTCGGCGCCGGGCTTTTTGAGCGGGGATGCGCAATGAGGCCGCTGGACGATTGGCTTGGCCGCACCGCGGTGTCGCGCATGGCGACCGTGGATGAGGTCGACGCCTATGTGCGCGCCTTCGTGGCGGATGCCGTGATGGGCGTGCAGGCGCCCTTCACCCCTGCTGAATGCGCCGCGATCGAAGCGCGCCGCGCCGAGCTTCTCGAGACCCGCCTGCGCGCCGAGCGCGCTGCGCTGCGCCGCGGGCGCCAATGATCATGCAACCGATGGAGCACATCATGCTGGACCAGCCGATCGACGATGTTTCGAGCACGACCATCCATTCCTCGCAGCTTCGCTCGATCATCGAGCGCATCGAGCGGCTCGAGGAGGAAAAAAAGGAGGTCGCCGAGCAGATCAAGGAGGTCTACGCGGAGGCCAAAGGCAACGGGTTCGATAGCAAAATTCTGCGAAAGGTCATCAGCCTGCGCAAGAAGTCGGCTGAGGACAGGTCGGAAGAAGAGGCCATGCTCGACCTTTACCTGCAGGCCCTCGGGATGCTGTCGTCATGACCGGGCCCGCGGGCGGGCCAGCGGATCACTGGTCAAAATTCCTCGACAACATTCCCGCGCACCGGCGGCGCCTCAGCGCGGCGTCTGAGCCCGAAGCGGCGGCGCCCTCATTGGTCGGGGCGCAGGTGCAGCCCTCGGCGCATGTCGATGTTCTCGATCTGGAGGATGACGAATATCCCATCCAGATCGGCGCGCGGATGCGCGGCGATTGGTTCCCGTTCTACATCGATCGCTTCCTCGGCTCGCGCCTGGTGAGCACCACAGACCGCGACGCCGCGTTCGTCTCGATCGTGCTGTTGGCCGAGGCGATGCGGCAGGATCCGGCGGGCACGCTGCCCGATGATGATGCCGAGCTTGCGCACCTGGCAGGGTTTGGGCGCGACATCGATGGGTGGCTTGATGTTCGGTCTCGCGGGGCGCTGCGCAAATGGACGCCGGTGCTCTGCCGCGGCGCGGAGTCGGGCGAGATCGAGCAGATCAGGCTTGGCCATCCGGTCATCGCGCAGGTCGCGCTCGAGGCGTTGAAGCGCATCAATGGCCAGGCCGATCGGAGCCGGATCGCATCGGAGCGCGCGCTCGCCTCGCGCATGCGCCGCTTGATGCGCGATGCCGGCGCCCATGCGGGGCTGACCGGGCGCGCTGACTTCGTGGACGCCCTGATCGCGGACCTGCGGCGGCGCGGCGTGCGCTGGAACGCACCCAACGTGCTCGAGGTCATGCAGCGGCTGGACGCCGGCTCTGGCAGCGAGGTGACCGGCATGCGCCGGCGCGAATAACCCGTCTCGAAACTGTTGCGCGCAACAGTTGCAAACTGTTGCGCGCAACAGTTTGCAACACGTCCAAAAACTGTTGCGCACCTACAAGACACCACACCACACCACAAAAAAAACCCTAAAGCCCCGCAACAGCCCACCGGGGCTCAGCTGGAGGCAGGTCGGGACATTGCTGAGAATGGGCGCCTGCATGATCGACGTCAGCGCCTCGCGCCCTGTCCCGCTCCACCCGAGCGCGCAGGAGATCGCGGATGTGATCGGCCGAGAGCGGACGCTGTTTCTGATCGGGAGCCTGCCGCGCTCCGGGTCGCGCCCATGGCGACGGGTTCTCTACATTCCGAAGAAGATGCCCGTCGATCACCCGCTGGTGCGCCTCATGGGCTGGCACGACGCGGAGAAGCTGCGCAGGTGGTTCGGGGGCGAGATCCTGCAGCCGTCCAATTGCAGCCATGTCGCGCGGGCGTGGCGGGATCGGGTGATCCACGCCTTTGCGCGCGCCGGGCTCAGTTCGGCGGAAATCGCTGAACGCGTCGAGGCGGCTCAGGACGTGGTTCGCAAGGTCTTGGCCGCGGGAAATCCGCCAGAGGCGTTTTGAAGAATGGCGCGCGAGTATCCCTTTGAAACTGCAAAACATGGGGCAATTTCCTGATGAGCTTTGGCGAACGAGTGGAGGCCGGCTTGGTTGCTCTCGGCGTGTCCTTGGTCGTGGCGGCCGTCTCGGCGATGGGATGGCTCATCCGCCGCGTTCTGACCAATGAGCAGCAGATCAAGATGCTGCAGCGCGAGATCGAGGGTCGCGATGCTCTGCGCGCGGAGGATCGGGCCGCACTCGGAGATCTGCGGACTGACGTTCGCGAGATGCGCGGCGAAGTGCGGGATTTATTTCGGAGGGACAGGTGATGGAGATGATCGAAGCCAAGCACTGGCGGGAGGTCGATCTCGCCGCGTGGCGCTGGACCAACTTCAGCCCTGCCGAGCTCGCCTCGAAGGGCGACGGCTCGATCAAGCTGTCGTGCGCCTCGCTCGACAAGCTGCAGGCGCTGCGAGAACGGCTGGGCGTGCCGCTGATCGTGACCAGCGCCTACCGTGATCCGGAGCACAACCGGCGCGTTGGCGGGGCGAAGCACAGCCAGCACTTGCTGGGGCGCGCCTTCGACATTCGCGTCGACAACGTGGATCCGCATGTCTTGCTTGATGCGGCGCTTATGGTCGGGTTCACCAGCTTCGGCACATATCCGCACAAGGGCTTCGTTCACATCGATGATCGGACCGAGGGCATCGCCAGCTGGGGAAAGCCATTTCCTGAGCGGGTCGGTCGGTTCGCGCCCGAACAGATGGCGCGTCCCAAGACCCAAGCCCTCAAGGAGGGAGGGGCCGTCACGCTCGCTGTGACGGCCGCTGAGCGGGTGGTGTCTGACGCCGCGCCTCTGCTGCCCGAGCATTGGGTGGCGGGCGCGTTCACCGTCCTGGGGCTGGTGTCGCTGGGCGTGGTGCTGTGGCGCGCCTTCGGGCGACGCGGGGTGGTCGAATGATCCCCTCCGCATTCTTCGCGCTGTGGTCGATGGTGCGCGGCAGCTGGCTGGGCCGCGCCGCGGCCGCGCTGGTCGCTGCCGGCATCATCGGGCGCATCCTCTACTGGCTCGGCGCGCGCGAGGGCCGGCGCAACAGCCTGGCCGCCATCAATGAGCATGAGAGGAAGCGGGTCGATGGGATGCAGGATCGGGTCGATGCGGCTTGGGAAAATAACCTTCGCCCTGATCGCAATGTCGATGAGCAGCTGCGCGAGCATGGGCGCCTCCGCGACGGGGATTGAGGCGGCTGCGGTGTGCCGCGAGGTGCGCCGCGCCCTGCCCACCTGGTCGCGCCTCGACACCGCGCGCAGCCGCGAGGAGGCCGCGACCTTTCTCGCGGTGCTCGACGCCGCCTGCCCGACCGGCGGCCGCTGAGGCCGCGCCCCGCCCGAAATGGCGCGGGTCCTTTTCGGGGGGGACCCTGGGTGGGGGTATAATCATCGCGGAAACATAGTTCTGCGTGGGGTTTCGATCCTTGGCTCTTTATTCCCGGAAGACCCGCAAACGCCCACCCCGCAAGGGTTTGAGGCACATTGCGATGATACGTAACAAGGCGCGCGCAAAGAAAGCAGACGATGGCCGGAAACCGCAAGGGAAAGGGCGAGATCGTCAGCCGCAACCGGATCGCAGAGATCTGCGGCGTGTCCGCCCCGACCGTCGATCATTGGGTGATCACCGGCGCGCCCTTCGTGACCCGCGGCGGACGCGGCAAGCCTTGGGCGTTCAACACCTCCGACGTGATCGCATGGCGTGTCGAGAAGGCCGCGCAGGAGGCGAGCGGCGCGTCGCCAGCGGATGAGCGAGAGCTGAAGCTGCGGCGCCTCAAGGCGCAGACCGAGCTGGACGAGCTCGAGCTCGCGAAGGCCCGCGGCGAGGTGGCGCCGCTGGAGCAATTCACACGCGCGATGGAAATGGCGTTCGCCGAAGTCCGCGCGGGGATGCGCGCCGTCCCGACCCGCGCCAGCCGGCGCGTGATCGGCGAGACGGACGAGACGAGGATCAAGGCCGTGATGTTGGAGGAGATCGATCAGGCGCTGGAGTCATTGGCTGAGATGGACCTGATCGACCGCGAGGCGCTGAGCGTGGACGCCGATGCAGCGGCCTGATCCGAACACCTTCGGCAACCCGCTCGGCGTGGCGGGCGCCGTGCGCCGCGCGGCGCAGATGCTGCGCCCGCCGCCCGAGCTGCTGCCGTCTGAATGGGCCGAGCGCAACGTGCGGATCTCGCTGGGCAACGCGATCCCCGGCCCGATCCGCTTTGATAATGCGCCCTACCAGCGAGAGCCGCTGGACATGACGTCGAACCCGCGCTGCACGCGGGTCTCGCTGATGTGGGGCGCACAGGTCGGCAAGACCATGCTGGCGCTGTGCGCGCAGGCGTTCCGCATCGGTCAGGACCCGACATCGCAGATCATGATGCAGCCGTCTCAGGGCGATCTGCTGACGTGGCTCGAGACGAAGTTCAATCCGATGGTGGAGGCGAACCCCTCGCTGAAGGCTGTCCTGCATGAGGGCGGCCGCGGCGAGGGCGTCAACAATCAGCGCATGAAGTCCTATCCCGGCGGCTTCATCATGTTCTCCTGGTCAGGATCCGCAAAGACGATGCGCGGGCGATCGGCGCCCTTCATCGTCTGCGACGAGACGGACGGCTATGACCGGACGTCCGAAGGCCACCCTGTCGGGCTGCTGTGGCAGCGCGCGGCAACTTTTGGCGATCAGCGCCTGTTGATGGAGATCAGCACGCCCACGATCAAGGGCGTGAGCTGGATCGAAAGCGCCTATGACCAGGGCGATCGCAGGCACTTTCACGTCGCCTGCCCGGACTGCGCAGAGCGCCAGCCGCTCAAATGGTCAAACGTGCTGTGGTCCAAAGATGCCGAAGGCGAGCACCTGCCGGAGACGGCCGGCTATGCCTGCGCGGCCTGCGGGTCGATCTGGAATGACGGCCAGCGCATCGCGGCGATCCGCGGCGGCGTGTGGGTGGCCGCACGCCCGTTCCGCGGCCATGCCAGCTATCACCTCTCCGAGCTCTACAGCTGCTTTCGGCCCTTGCGCGACATCGTGCAGAGCTTCCTCGACAAGCGCGCCGCGAACGACATGCAGACGTTCATCAACGTCTCGCTCGCGGAGACCTGGGAGGAAGCGGGCGCGCAGGCTGATGCGTCCGGGCTGATGACGCGCGCCGAGGAATATGCGGCGCCGGTGCCGCAAGGCGCCGCCATCCTGACGGCTGGCATCGACATGCAGGAGGATCGCCTCGAGGTCGAGGTGGTCGGCTGGGGCTTGGGCGAGGAAAGCTGGTCGATCGAGTATCATGTGCTTTGGGGCGATCCGATGGCCGGCGAGGTCTGGGCGGCGCTGGACGATCTGCTGGCGCAGACCTGGCGGCATGAGAGCGGCGCGCATCTCGGCATCGTGTCGGCCTGCCTCGATACCGGCGGTCGATCGGGATACACGCAGGCCGCTTATGAATACGCGCGCAGCAAGATCGGGCGGCGGGTGTTCGCGATCAAAGGCATGGGCGGCTGGGGTCGGCCGATCGTCTCTGCGCCGAGCCGCAAGAAGTCAGGCCGCCGCGGCCGTGCGATCGACCTGTTCATTCTCGGCGTGGACGGCGCGAAGTTGATCCTGCAGCGCCGTCTCGCGGTAGAGATGCCGGGCCCGGGCTTCATGCATTTCCCAGCGGACCGCGAGCCTGAATGGTTCCACCAGCTGACCGCGGAGCGGCTGGTGACCCGCTACATCAAGGGCTTTCCAGTTCGCGAGTGGAACAACACCCGCGAT